GGCCAATTGCGACAAAGGTGCAAGCCGCACCAACATTGAGTGTAGTCCCGTTGATTCCTGTTGTTGTTGCTGTTGCAGCACCACCAATAGGATTAGCAATAGCACCATCAATAGATGCTAAAAGACTGCTCAAATCAATGGCTTCAGCGCCATCTGTGCTACCTGTTACAATCATTCGGTCACCAAAGTAAGTCGGTCTTGGGTCAATAGTTACTGCCATATTTATTCATCTCCTGTTTGAGTTTCTTCTTCAAGACTCTCTTCAACAAGAGCCTCAGTTTCTTCTACACCTTCGGGACTCATTACAGTCTCCACAAGTGAAAGAAGAGTAGTTTTAGTTGCATAGCCTTTAGGCTTGATGTCATACTTAGCGAGCCACTTTGCGATGTCAGCACGACTCCAGCCCGAATCAGGGACTCCATCGTTACCTGCATCTACAGTTTTTTCATAGCCTTCAATTCTGTAATCATCACCAAGTCTACCTGCATATTGGTCTAACCAAGCAGTAGTGACCTCACGAGACTGACCTCTAATGAAATCAGGGTGTGTCGGGTCAATATTTCTTGTAGACCAAGAGCGACCAGTGTATGTTACTGTAGGCACTTAAAGCACCTCAGTTGTAAAACACTACTAATTGACCGCTTGTTACAGTTCCAGTTGTAGGAAGGGTGATAGTAAGACCGCTAATGGTTGCTCCTATAGACTGAGCCATAGACGCAGTTCCAGCACTTACAATTGCTGTCAAAATAGATGTCGCTCCACCGCCAAGAATAATTGTTTGTCCGTCAGTGGTTGAGCCGAGTGTAATCAATGCCATCTTAGGTGCTGGTGCATAGCCATTTGTTGCATCTGATTGTAGAGGCTTGAATGATTCAAGGTTACCGGGGTATGTGCTACCACGATTCAAGTAATCAGTAGTGTCGTGTGACCCTGCTCTGAGTTCCCATGCTCCAACAAGAGTTGCATTCCCTGCTGCTGTTCCGCTAATTGTTAATTCTGTTGCCATATCAATTCATCTCCATATATTTTTTTTATTTGTGTCCTCACTTCAAGTCACGAATGCTTGCTTGTGCTCCAAAGAAAGTTGTCCATACTTCACCCATTGTTCGGTAAAGTCCCTCTTGACCGAGGCGGTTGATTGCGAATGGGTCACCAGTCTCAATTCCACTCTCAAAGTATTGTGTAGGAATTGCTGTGCTGAAATACATGTAGTCAGTGTCCAATAGATACATACGGCTTAGACCATCTTTTACCATGTCTTTGGTAGGGATGATTGGAACACCGTTGTAGGTTGCTACAATGAAACCTGCTTCAATACCCGGAACACCCTTAACACCGTTGTAGGTAGGGGTGACTCTCTTCTCTTCCATGAAACGCTGTTGTGCTTGTAGAAGTTGTTGTAGTCTCATTAGAGTGTCATATCCAGTTAGGATAACCTTTGGATTACCACCACGCTCCCAAACTTGCTGGAAGATTGTATCAAGGTGGTCAAGTGACAATACACGGCGGCTTGCAGCGGCTGCGTCAGCAGCACAGTTTACTTCAGCGTGTGACCAAGCGTTTGCACTTCGGTCAATGCTGTAGATGTCCAAGTCAGAAGCCAAATCAGCGTGGTCGTTAGAACCTTGTTCAGTTCTTAGACCAGTAGTAGAACCGCTACCGCCATCAGCAGCAGTAATTCTGTCAAGTGATTCAAAGTTGTTACCTGCAACTGCACTGGTGTCTTGTAGTAGCATCTTGTTTACCATTTCAGCGTGGTGCTTACCCATTTCTTCTTTGAGAACTGAGCGCATGTCACCAAGTCCGTCATCTTTGTCAGCAAGGAATACTGCAACTTCGCTTACATCAAAGGAATGAGCGATGGTTTTTGGTTTTGCAGCAACATGCTGGAAAGTTGGCTTAACAGTTTCAGGCAGTGTGCCGTTCTCTGCAATACCACCGTGAACTACACCAGCGTTTGGCTTGTCAGTAATGACTCTCCATCCACTGCGCTCCCACGGCTTCTTAGGTAGAATTGAAAATGCGTTGAACTCTTGGTTCAACTGTGACCAAACTTTGCGCCCGTAGATTGCTTGGTATGTTCCAGCAGTGGTGCTTAGCATTGGTGAATCCGATTTTAGAAGTTCACTACCAGTGTATGTGTAACCCATTGAGTTACCTGCTCCGTAGTAGTATCTCTCCATGTCGCTGACTGTTCTTACATAATTTCGTGCCATATTTTTTCATCTCCATATTTTTTTGTTGTTTGTGAGCCTCATTCGCCTCGGTATAGCCCTCCAGCAAGTTGGTGAACCTCCTCCCAAGACATGTTAGCCAAGTCTTGTGTGCTCGGAACTTCAACTGTAGGTGCAGCGGATTTTGCGATTGTTTCGCCAGCGCCGCTGGATAAGTTGTCAATTCTTTCGTTAAGTGCTCCAAGAGCCTTCATAACTTCATCAAGAGGGCCACGAGCGTCAAAGTTTGCTGCTTGAGCCTTTGCGATTTCAGCAGCGGATTCTTCGGCATAGCGACCTTCAAAGTTTTGTTCAAGGGACTTGCGGAACTCTTCTTCTTGCTTTGCAGCCTTGAAGACACCGTATGCTTCTTCTATTCTGTGTGCATCAATTCCATGCCCTGTAATAAAGTCAGACTTTGTAACTTCTTTGTTACCGCCACTCATTAGGCCAGCACGATTAAGTGCGTTAGTAGATGGGTTGCCTCCTTCTTGAGCACGACCCTTTACTTGTCCAGCAAAGTAATCAGCACCGTCTCCGATTGCTTCAGGAGTAGAGCCAAGATTTGCTTTTGCTACAGTATCAAAGTGAGCACGAGCAGCAACAGTGTCTACTCCAGCGGATTTGAGAGTGTTTTCCATCCAGTCAAGATATTCGGATGTAATAACATCAGAGAACTCGTCAGACTTCATCTTGTCGTCTTTCTTGTCCTTCTCTTCGTCTTTGTCTTTGTCTTTGTCTTCCATGTAGTTGCCTTTCATCTTGTCGTCTTTCTCAGACTCTTCTTTCTTTTTCTTCTGAGCCTCTTTCAATGCTGGAGGTAATTCTCCTTTCTCCATTGAGTCCAGTCGGCCTTCAAGTCGGCTTAATACATCGTTCATTTGTTCCATTACTTCATCGGTCATTTTGTTCACCTTATTTTTGTCTTCTTTTAGTATATTGAATGTGGCTTCGGGGTTAATTCCTTTTTCGCATATTGTTATTTCGTGTAATTCTAATTTTGATATTTCTTGATATGAGCCGTGGGATTTATCGCTTTTGTTTACTCGTTTGAATGCCTGTCCTCCGATGCTGAATCCCGTTAGGTTTCCTTTTCGGATTTCGCTTGCTACTTCTCGTGCCTTCTCAATGTCGTTTCTTAATTTTACTACAACAAACATTCCAGCATCGTCTACTTCGCTTTTCCACAACCTCCCTTGATTATCTGTATAATTTGAAATTACTTCTCCTACTTGTATATTTGAATGTGCTAATTGGACATTTCTGTATTTTGGGTCTGACATGAACTTTTTGAAAGCGTCTTTCAATGCTGACCTTGTAATTAAATCTCCTTGTTTGTCTACTAACTCTACTGAAGCATAACCTGCCACGATGAGGTCACTCCCTGCTTTGAGGAGTTCAATGTTTCTACGCTGAGTTCGCAACACACTAATTCACTCTCTGTTTGTTTACCTATATGAATAAACCGCTAAGCCTCATAATCCGATTCTGCTTCATAAGCGGAGGACTGCTCGCCTCTTTTCTGTTTTAATCGCCTTTGCGTAACTGAGTCATATTCTTCTTCGGGGTCTTCGGTTGGGCGCTCAATCATATCCCAATCAGGGACACTTTCCTCACTGGTGAGTCTTGTTGGGCCTCTTGGAGATTCTATCGCACTACCGACATCTATACCAAGTCCACCTCTACCAGCACCACCAGTCATTTTCTCTTTTGCCACCCTATCAAGGCGCTCTGTTAAATTAGCAATACGAGTAATTGTCTTGAGCATTGTTTTCATACCGGGCTTCATAATGTTCATTTCATCATCAGCATCAATGACACCAGCCGATTGTTTTTCACTTTGCCTTCTATCTTTCTTAGAATGCATGGAGTGATATTTCTTATCAGGGATAATCTCTTCAACTACAGTATCGTCTTTCTTATCAACTCCTTTTATCATCAAAGAAACTGCTTGATTCCATAGCGGTCTAACGCTTTCAGCCAGTTGTAAAGTGTAATCAGACTGGCTTAATTCACCCATTACAGACTTAGGTGAATGCGCCCAATTTCCAGTATGACTGGATTCTGACTTGTAAATCACCTCGTCTAACCCCTCAAAAACGATGGATATTTGGTCTTTTTTGAGGGTTATATCGTAAGGAACATGGATAATAGGGTGAGATTTAGCCAAAAGAGATAATGTTTCAAGACTCGCTGGGCTTTCGGAATCAGCCTCTCCTACAATCTTTGAAGAGGTTACATCGTAGATTGTTTTACCTTGACGATTCCGCTTTTTAACTCCTGAGACTGAAATTGAAACGGTGTCTCCTTCTTTGAATGGCTTTGGACTTTTTATCGTTCCAACATCAAGATACTGTTTACCCTCGTAGTCTACACCACGATTACCAAAGCCTTCTGAGTCAAGTGGCCCAGCGCCTAATCTATATGTGTATGGCCCTTTACCTCTAACATCTAAGATAATGAAACTTACATTTTTGTTCTTGCGAAGTAAGAACCACTTAGGATGTCGGCGTTCCCCACGCATGTATGTAGACTTAGCATCACGGAGTAACAACTGTTTATGGGTTTCTTGTAAACTGCTGACTGTGGCTTCTAATCCTCCGTCTTCTGTCATACGAGTATCGTATGGGCCGGGAACTAAAACATGCTCATGACTATCAAATTGACCTCTCAATACTTTGAGTCTTTCACGAACAGTCATATCGGAAATATTAGTATCGTCATAATCAATTATGTCTATGATGTGTATGTTGTCCTTCATTCTCACAGCATCAATGATGTAGTTTTTCTCAGTAACGGCTTTCAATTGCTTCTTGTCATCTTCACTCAAAGGAATAGCATCGTTGTTTTCATCGTATGCCGTAAGAGTATTGCCTTTACGAATAATCATCATACGCTTACCATCGTAGAAAGCCGACACTACCCAATCACCGCTAAACCCTCGTAGTGCCTCAAAATCCTTCAAAGAGAAAATACGATGCATAGGCAGAATAGGTGGAGGTCTACCCTTATCTTCTTTCAACAATGCATCAGGATTCATCAACACCATTAGAGTTTCAGTAGGGTCACTTGTTGAAATTGCATTTGGGTCAAGGTTAGCAGGTAATCCGGTAACATCAACTCTGTTCATGTTAGTCACCGCTGACGGGACTTGATAGTTTGAAGAAAGAACTTGATTAACTGCTTCTTCTCCGTGAAGCCCTTTCATAATCTCTTCAGGGATAGAGTGTAAAAATTGAGATTCTGTATTTGTTCCAGCCATAGCAGTCTTGTTACCGGGGAACTCCATTCCAACGCTTGGTGTCATTTCATAACCACTATCCATTCCTCCTGAAATGAACATGTCTTGAACAGAAGCCCCGTTACTGTTAGCGGGGTGAATAGGTTGTTGAGTCCACTGTGCAGTCCTTACACTTGTTGAAGGAGTAACAACTTTTTCCATTGTTGTAGCCTTAGTAGGGTCAAATATCAAAAGGTCGTGAACTCTACTTTTAGCCTGATTCAAACTACCAGCAAAACCCTTCAAACTACCAGTCGCCATATTCCCTTTACTACCTCTCTTGTATCTTTTGTCAGAAAAATCAGTTAGAGGTAGACGAGATAAACCATGAGCCTCATACGAGTTTTGTTGTCTTGGGCTAAACAGTTGCTCCATCAATTCAAGATAACCGCCGTATTTTTTTCTAAAATTATCAGCAAACTGACGATTCTCAATATTATGTTTGGTTGGGTCTTCTCTTGATGGTGTTCGTGTTCTCTTATGCTCATCAAAAATAGAATCAATGACACCGTGGTGGTCATCAGAAGTAAAAATAGTATTCGGCTCTTCACCAGCAATACTTATCCCAGTGCCTAATAAATCACCATGAGTGAGAACTTTGACTGGAGCATCCATTCCTTCAAGTAATCTATCAATCATTTCGTTATGCACTGCATCATCGGGTAAATTAAGAAGAGAGCGAACCTTCGCTTGGGAGTGTGTTGGTAATATTTCACTACCAGCAGCACCTAAGACACTGGCTATAGTATGATGAGGAGAAACAATGTTTTCATCATCGGATAGTAATTCACTGGCACTTCTCACTTCTTGCATTACCTCCCCATAACCATGAGTATGTAACCCATGAGACGAGTGAGGTAGTCTTAACAAAGCCATGTTAGCATCACGCATCAAACGAGAAGTATTGGCTAAGAACTTGTCAGGGAAGTCAGGATTGAAAGCATCAGGGTCAGCCTTTTCAAACTCAGGTTTCAATTTTTGAGCCATACTCATTATAGCACGAAGGTCACTTTCGTCTTTGATTTCGGAGTTATCAAATATTTGGTCGTAAGTATTCTTTTCATCAGGTTGAGCCTCGGCTTCAATAGCCATCTCTTCTTGTTCTATAGCGTGTAAGCGAGCATTGAGTTCGGAATATTCATCACTGCCTTCTTCAAAATCCATTATTTGATTGCTAATTTCATCATACTCATGCATTAATTCCTCAAGTTTTTCTTCGGCATCAGCGGATAGAGGAATGTCCTTTGCCTTCTTTTTCTTATGTTGTTGAAAGAGTCTGAAAAGTTCTCTGTTTTCGTTGTTATGGCTTAATATGTTATCCGCACCAATAGACTTTTTGTTAAGCCACATATTTTTCTTCATAGGGTCATGTGGTGGGTGTAGTCTACCACCAGCAGTAACCAAACGATGAGTATGTTTTGCATTGTTCAAAGACTGTGTTGCTTTAAGCCCAATACCCCCAATAGCATTAATCGCATTTGCGTTGAAAAAATCATCATGGCTAAGAGCGCTTCTGTTAGATGGGCCGTTGAAATACGCTTTACGCTCATCATCAGACATATATCTAACTTGATTTGAGTAACCGCCTACAAGAGATGTTTTTTGACGGAAGGGTAGATTCTTTGTATTCCTTACCTTTGTCATGTGTCGGTGATTCGCTGAATCCCAAAAAGAAGTAATACCGTGATGACCAGCGTGTTGTCTTGTTTCTTTTGAATACAAAGAAGGAATATAACGCCCCCAAAGACCTACAGTTTTTGGATTAGGAACAAATCTATCACCCTCTACTCTACCCATTATTGAATAACCATCATCGTCTTTAGGTAGGCTTTCGTGCATCATTTCTAACTTGTGTAATACATTTCTACCCATTCCCCCTTGATGGTGAAAGTCCTCAGCAAACGGAGCACCAAGACCTATGACATTGTTTTCTTCATCAGTTAGCCAATGCTCCCTTTCGTCTTCAGGAATATCCGCAAGGTCAGGGCCATTTTTCCCTACATGATGAAAAGAGTCATGATTACGAATTGGTTTTTGTTGCCTTTCAATTTCTGACATCTCTTTTGCTCGTTTAATGACTTCTCTTATCTTTTCCATACTCACAAGTGGGCCGTCAAATCCATCAAGTAACGGGTGTGAATCCATTTCAGTCATATCCGCATTATAACCCATTAACGCTAACATTGTTTCTAAATCAACATGTTCGTATGGATTTTCGTCAAGTATTTTCAATTCTTTTAATTTTGATTCAGCGTCTTCTAATTTACCTATTTTACGCCCTTGTCTCATTCCTTTTACCGGAAGGTGCAATAGCCCTTCTCGCTCTTTCTCTTCTTCGTATGTTCCAACATCCATAGAGTCACGATGCTCATGTAAAAGTTCGTTATAATCATCAAGAAGGTTTTGATAAACAGAAGTTGTAGACTCATTGTTGCTATCAAAAGGAACTTCTTGCATAGCCTTCATCAATGATGCTTTGATGTATCTTTCTTCTCCATCAGGAATATCATCTACTGTTTCATAGTGCTTTTTGATATTAGCACCATGCATGTGTTGAGGTCGCATGTAATGGTCAAACTCACCAGTAAATCGCTGAGCGAGATTTCTCTTGATACGACCAGCACTTATGACACCATTATTACCCAACTCTATGTTTTGAGCATTAGCATGGTCACTGCCTTTTTCATGTAGATGTTGAATGACTCTATACCTATCAACGGGATTCAAAAACTCCAAACCATACAAGTAACCCTCATGTCCTAAACTCTCTTTTAGTAATATGGGGTCAAGTTCGCTTTCAGGCTTACCTGAATAAAGATGGTCTTGAATCTCTTGCTCGCTCATCTTAGCCTTTGGGTCAAACGCCTCACTATGATATTGGTCACTCTCCCAACCATCGGCTGCATCTTCAAAGTGTTTTAGTCTCAAAGCGTGTTCATGTTCTACTGGCTTTGGATATTTCTCAATCATCTCTTTTTCTAAGTCACGGTTATTGTCTAACCATCTTTGATAATTGTTCTCGTAGATGTCATGTAGATAATGGTCGTTTAGTGGGCCAAGAAAATTATGATGTCTCTCCTCTTTACCTGATTCAACATTGTAACGAAGTTTACCAATTACCGCTGGGTTCTCTTTCTTTTCTTCAAGTCTTTCCTTTCCCATCTCAGCCATCTTATGCCGAAAAGACATACTTTCCTCACCGGGTTTTGAAGGTAAGTAGAAACGCCTCAACTTTTCAGTCATAGCCGACCTACCAGTTATGGTATTTTTTTGACGCAAAGGGTGGTGTTTTTTGTGGTGCGGGTGTGATTCAGGATAGTGCTGTCCTTGTGCAAACTCAGCATGAGGGTATGAAGATACAACTTCATGTAGAGGTCTTTCTCTCATTCTACCTTGCCAAACATGCTCACCGAGTTTCATCTCAGCGCCTCTTACAAAAGTAGTGCCTTTTGTCTTTTTATCAAAACGATGTCTTTTTTGTCTCTGTTTAAGAATAGAATAACAGACATCATCTAATGGAGTCTGTGGTATTGTTTCATTATGATTCTCTAAGTTCATCTTGGCGAAATAAAAGTCACCAATAGCATTATGTAAATCTACACCATCAAAAATTGATTTAAGAAGTTCATCACGACTTCTGTAATACCAACCTGTCGGCGTTTCTCTCATTCAAACACCCCTCAATAGGGGTCGTTACTCAAAACCCCGTTGTTATCAAGACGACTTACTCCGCCACCTTCGTGTGGGTTTAACATAGCGGCTAACTTGTCAAGACTAACTTGCACTGATGTAGCACCTTTGTTGGTAACATCTTCAGCATTGTATGGATATTGATTAGTGGTGTAGTAAGCGTTTCTTGTTTGGCCGCCTGTTTCAGACAAAAACATAACACCCATTGGTGAAGAATCAAATGATGTTATAAATCCGGGTTGAGCGCCTTCGCTTACTGACTTTTTCACACCTTTTCTACTCTGCATGAAGTCAGCAAATGCTTGGGTTTTACCACTTGATGACTTGTCGGTTAAAGGCATAGGTGGGCCACGGAAACCGGGTCGCTTAACTTTAACACCACGACCTGCTTGACCACGCTTTTGCTCACGAGGCTTACCTTCACTTAGAGGCAAAGTTCTCGTTGGGCCAGTATCTTCACGCATTGGGGGTGGACTCGCTTGCTCATCAGTTGCCTCTTCATAATCATACATAGTTGGGTCGCCTTCTTCATCTGAGTAGTCCATTTCTTGACGAGGCGCAGGTGGTAAACCAGCATTCCTTCGCTGTGCGTCACCAATGGTAAATACTCCATCACCTTTCATTTTGTCATCTTTGTCAGGTTTACCATGTGCTTTATCGCACTGTGCTTTTTGCTTATCAGAACACTCAGAGTATTTTTTACCAAAGTTCTTCATGCAGTATGAGTCTTTGATAGCCATGTCAGCCTTAGCCTTCATGTCTTTTGCACCCTTACCATCAGCAGCAAACTTAGGAACTTTCTTACCTTCGTGCTCAACCATCTCAAGCCCTTTTTCCATTTTACCACCGCAGCCCATCTTAGCGCAGCCCATTTTTGTGTTTTCACAATTAGCACATTTTTCCTTAGAAAGAACATCAATACGGTCAGAGAGTTCTTGTGCTTTATTCATTAAATCTAATGCTTGTCGGCTCATCGGGGAGGGTATAGGCTTCATTGTATCACTTCTGTTCCTTTGGCTTGCTCGGCCATTTCATGAATCTCCTCCCAAGACATTAGGTGGATTTCATTGTTTGAATATTCATTTTGACTCTTTAGTAGTCCTGAGTCCATTTGGTTTTCAACTCCGACATCTCCTCTAAACGCATCTGTAGAAACATCTTGACTCAAAGGAGTAGCAGCGGGAACAAAACCTGCTTTGCGTAGCATACTGATTGGGTCGCTTACGGCGTTACGAAGTTTTTGATTTTCGGCTTTCAAAACCTGTAAGTCACTATCCATTGTTTCCATTTTGGAAATTAGAGCATTCATTAAACGCTCAGCAACAGACTCTTGATTCATCTAATCACCTTCACTTAGGAGAGTAACGACCAAAAGTGCCGTAGTGTTTACGCATTCCGTTACCAGTTCTTGCCGACAAAATTGTTCCGGGTAGAACATCGCTTCTTTGCGAGACATCAAACTTCTGTCCAGTAGTGCTCATTTTGAGAATAGTAGACTCACCGGGCTGGACAGCATCAACAAGTTCTTTTTCAGCCTTAACAACCGCCGAGTGAATATCCTCATTCAAATATCCAGCAAACTTCAAGATTTCATTTAGATGTTGCTGGGCTGCAAATGGGTCACTGCTCTCTAATGCTTTATTGAATGCATCTGTGTGAACAGTTAATTTTCTTGCCATAGGATTCATTTTTAGTAAGTCCATAGTCTCGCCTCTATTGCACTCGTAGTGATACCACCCTAAATAGCCTTACGCCCCACGCAATCTTCTACTGTCTTGTAACCTTGATGCATTTTGTTGAGGAATAGATGGTGCTAACCCTCTTTGTTGAACACTACTTACTGGTGCTCCCGCACCCGGACTACCTCTTTGTTGAGGTCTTGCTGGAGAGCGAGGAGTGCGTATTCCCATTCCCTCTCCTCCGGGCTGTGATGGAGGCATCATTTGTGGAGGTAATCTACCGCCTTGCATCATCTGTGGAGGCATACCGCCCTGCATCGGAGGCATGGCTTGTCTTGGTGGCATTCCTCCGCCCACTTGAGGAGGCGGCATAGCACCCGGCTTTTGCTGCTGAGGCTGACCTTCAGGTTGGCCTTCAGGTTGAGGAGTTTTCTTACGATAACTGAAACGAACATCTCTATCTCCTTCTTCAAGCAATTCAGGCTCATAACCAAGCATAGCCATTCTCTGTGCAAGATTGACCTCCATCTCATCACGGCGTAATCTTGTAATTTCATCTTCTTCTTCATTTGGATAAAGAGTCAGTTTCCAATCAGTGATGTCAAGTTCACGAAGCATACGAGGGAATAGAACATCAGTATACACTTTTTGACCATATTCAACTGCACGATTTGTAACAAGAATCTGTAGACCTTCATTGTTCAATCCACCCGATTTACCATTGTCAATCATGAAGATTGAAGAAACACCATAAAAAGCAGCAATACGATTTCGTATTTCATCTCTCACAGCGATATACTGCATCTCTTCAAGAGTGTCCATGAACTTAACCCAGTTTACACCACCACGACCCGAAGATGATTCAATACCAACTTTAGGAATGTAATGTGGGTCACGCTCCATCTTTTCATCAACGCCCTTCCAAAAGGATTTCATTGATTCAAGATTATCTGTTGTTACACTCACAATACCTTTCGGGATTCTACGCTTTTGATACGCTGTGTAAATGTAATTATCCATAGCGGTTAGAGTCATGGCCTGTCGCCATAGAGTATTTACTGGAGAGCGACCATACAATTTACCGGGGTTGTATTTTGAAAGATGTATAACTTCTCCTTTCATGAAGTATTGATTCTTACCTGACCCCGCCATATTGACATAGTGAGCATCAACCAAGCGTGAGCCACAAATCTGACACTTTGGTTCTTGACCCGGATATGCAACTTGGTCACGATGAATACGACAAATCTTGTATCGCCCACCACGGACTCCACGCTTGTCAGCAATAATTCGCATAAAAATAGGGTCACCACGGATTAGTTCTTTTATTCTGTAAAATTGAACCTCTCCTGTTTTTTCATCAACATAGTATTCCTTAATCATAATGAGGAATGCATCATCAACGATATTCAAGTCACGCTCAACTTCATGAAGCACCTGCATGAAAGTCTGTTCCATTGAGTTTTCTTGTTCAAGCAACCATTTGGCATACAAGGCTTGGTCAGGGTCAGGAGGGCGAACCTCTCCACCACAAGTAGGACATGATTCAACTTCATGTTGAAACTCATCTTCACATTCAATACATTTCATGCGAAACTTCTTTTCCCAATAGTAACCTCTACGGAATATTTCTTGTCCAAGTTTTGTAATGACAGTTCTAAGAATAAGATTTTCATTTGATACTGCATAAAGTGCTGGTAGAGTAATACCTTGTGCTAATACTGGCTCTTGTATACCAGTAGTATACAACGGCATTTGAGGCTGAGGAGTAGTTCTTCGTCTAAACGGACTTGCTAAAGCCGACAAAAATCTACTAACAATACCTTGATTTTCCTCAGCCATCATAGACCCTCCTTGTATTTACCTATGGTGTCCATATCAATTCCCCAATTATCTAACAACTCACGAGATTTTCTTTCATCATCTTTCCAATTCTCATATCTAACTAAACGCTTTAATTCCTGTTTGCGAGTTTTGTCTTTTTCATCAAGGTAAGCCAAGACAGCCTTTGCTTGAACAGACTTCATTTTCAGGTGGGGAGACACCCCACCAAGTAACTTTCGCAAATCAGCCTTAGAATAAAATTGTAAACGATGCTGACTTCTTTGTGTATCTTTGTATACCTTGTTGTCAATAGACAAAACTCCACAATCTAATGTTTTGAATAAATCTTCACAGTGGACTTTACCTCTGTCACCTGTGGCTATCATTCCAGCACGAGGCTCACCACGCTCAGTTATGGTGATATAACCGTCAGCATCAATAAAACCAGCACTGTAAGACCACACATCTTTTAGCACTAATCCATCACTTGAAACACGAACATAAGTGCCTCTCACTGCTCCTTTCACAATATCCATATCTTCTCCATACATGTTCATGAGAGTAGCAAGTTTTCTATCTGTTTGAGATTTTTTAAGCATTCCAGCATCAGAAAAATTACTACGAATCGTGGTTACTTTCATCGGCCCTTTTTCCAGTAATTCTTCGGCAGCGAACTCCAAGAAGTCTTTTTCAGCCTTGTTGAGTTTATCAATTGGATGTAAAGCATTAGACCACATTTTACGAGCAGCACTACGGTCATTCATAGCCATAGCCCACGCTTGTTGCTCTTCTTCTCCCCAAACATCTTCATGCTCATCAAGCATTTTCAAAGTCTGTTCAGCCTTATCCCACATCATACATGCTCTTTCAAGATTAACACAACGAGACTCTCCGAACTTTCTCAAACTCTTGAGTTTACGGTCATCAAGCCCAAGTTGTTTTATTGTATTTTCATAGGGTTCACCCCAAGATAACATCTTGATTGTCATATCTGTTTCAAGGGATTTAATTGCTCTAACATCTTTTATGAAACTATCAATCTCATCACGATTGTCTTTATTGTTCCTTCGTGCTTTTCTTAGACGCTTTACCAGCGTCTCAGCATTACAACCAAGAGAAGACTCAAACCAACCATCACCGTTAGGTGCAAAGTGATGTTGCTTTTTAATTGGTTTATCTTTTCCATCGGAAATAGGGGTAAAGGAATGCACTTCACCAAAGTCGTCTTCAATCAATGCTGACCCCCACATAGTTTGACCTCCCTATTGACCTATTTACCATTTGCTACCTACAGGAGTTTTACTAAAGATTTCCTCCAGTTTATTTCTAACTCTCAAACGAATAGGAGTATAAGGAACAATTTGCTCAGTAGCATATAGATTGGCGATAGAATCTAATTCCCAAATATCAAGCCCAGTCTCGTAATTATTTTTATGCAAATATCTCACCATATCATTGGTTGAAAGATTACTACCGCTACCGGGAACAAAAGGACAACCACCCAATCCACCAATACTGGCATCAAACTGAGTGATACCCCAGTCTAATGCGGATTGTATGTTTGGGAACATGTTGTCTTTTTTGTTTTTCATGTGGTGTAGATGAAGCGCTATGTCAGAGTCAATATGTCTTGATAACTCAAGAGTTCTGTGTATTGAAGATGGATGAGCAGTTCCTATCGTGTCGCATAATACTACAGTGTCAGCCATGTGTTGTGCTGCTTGCATAGCCTCTAACAATTTCTTCTCATCAGTTTTTTCATTAGGTGCTCCAAAAGCACAAGAGATGTAAGCCCTAACATTTTTTGGGTCTGTATCTTTTAGCATAGAATCTAATTCAGCAACTATATCATACATGTTCTTACCTAAATTGGCTTGGTTAAACATCTCCGATGCTGAAAAGAATACATTGAGTTTCTCAGCACCTACAGCCTTTGCTCTATCAAATCCTCTTTGATTAGGAACTAAAACACCAAAATTACCAATGTCTTTTGTTGCAGTAAATACTTCTTCAGCGTCAGCCATGTTAGGAACAAGTTTAGGGTGGACAAATGATGTAATCTCAATATCTTGTAGTCCAGCGTGATACAGTCTGTTGATTAAATCAATCTTATCAGTCGTGGGTGTTTCCTCTTGGATATTTTGTAATCCATCACGAGGGCCGACTTCATAGATTGAAACATCTACCATTAATTTTCACCTTCTGTAGCCATCATTCTTCTGTCAGCAAAATACTTTGTAGGGTCTTCGGCTATGAGTTGTCGTAACTGTTCTTGAGCATCTTGTTCATATCCAGTAACCCTTTTCTTACCTCTCTCTAAGGCACTAATCGCTTGCATGAAAGGTGTTCTATCATCTCCGAGATACGATTTATCACTCCTTGCTTCTTGATAATCAGGGTTACTTCTACCCTCCTCATACATCATCTCATTAAACCCTTGAGTGTCGGCCATTTCAGGAAATTGATTAATAAGTGCATTACTGGCTTGACTACCAAAACGGTCAATCAAACTTTGACGATGTGCTCCTCCTCTACTCATAGCATCGGCAACATCAGCAAATCTTCTTGCATTGAGTTTATCACCAGCGGCTCGCATGGCTGCTGATTCTCGTTGTAAATCCTCCATACTTGCTTTCTTTTTTGTATCAGGGTCAGCGGCACGAGTAGGGTCTTTATCTCCTTTCTTACCTACTGAAATAATCAAAACCATTCCATGTTTTTTTCCGCCTAATTTACTTTCTTTCATGGTATCATCCACCCTCCATTTCCTTTGCCTGTTATGATATTATCAAGTCCGGGGAGAATGTCGTCAAGCATGACGATAGAACCTCTGAACTCTTTTGTAGCCCAGTTAGCCAAAGCGAGAGACATAGCCAAGTCATCATGCACACCCACGCTCTCCAGTCTCCCGTTCTTTTGCATACCAAATCTATTCAACTCTTCTTCTAACTTGTGAGTAAATATTCTACTCTTTTCATCTCCGTAAGGTGTCTTAATCTGTCCTTGTTCAAAGGCCATGAGTAAAGACATGAAGAGACTTTCCTTTCTTGTCCGAGTTGTCATGAATGTTCTGATAGGAATGTCCTCTCTCATTTCATTCAACTCCATAGCAAACATACGCTGGAAATTGTTACCTTCAAGTTCTATTAAGTCAGGTTGAAATCTTTGATTCAAGAGAATGATTTGCCGTTTCTGTGCAACAGAACTCAGTCCACGCTCATGCACTATACCAACGATTTGTTTTACATTATCATCAGGTGGTTGTCGTAGAACAGTCATAGCAGTAAAGTCAGCATTCTTATCGGATGCAATCGCAGTGTCCCATCCGATGAAGTGATGACCAAATATACCTGTAGCATCACCGTTAGCATCGTATTCATTTTCAGCATGGTCAAGAAGAACCAACTCAGGGTCACGAGCCTTCTCAAGAATAGACATTGGGAACATACTGGCAACATCGTGGATTGGTTCGCAAAGATATTCACGAGTAAATTGAATTGCTGGCATAGATAATCGTCTTTGTGCTAATGCATCAAGACTCCAACGCTCAGGCCAAAGCGGTTCACCTTCTTTGTTGATAGCGGGATAAGTTTCTACTTGGAATGTCTCTTTCTTCTCAAGTTCAGCATACAAGTCATTGTAACTAAACGGAGTTCCTACCATCATCATTTTACCTGTGTGGTGAAGAACTGGTAGAAGAACACCATAGAACCAATCGGCTGCTCGCTGCAACTCACTACCTGTTGTTCCCCACAAAATGTCATCGCATACAACAACATCAGGGTGGAAACCTCTTGTTCCTCCACCAACCGACTTAGCCATAATACGACTACCATTAGTGAACTCAAAGTAGGTTTTTCGCCACGGTATACCACCGGGCTTGAGATGTTGTAGACAAGCAGCACCGTCTATGTTGTTACGAATAAAACGCATGTGCTCCAATGTCTGTTCAAGAGAATGTGAGAAAATCATGATGTGTTTGTTAGGATTGAATGCTGCTAACCAAAGAGCATACGACATAAAAAATACAGACTTGCCGTGGTCACGACTTGCTTTGACACAGTAGTATCTGTTTTCTTCAAGACCTTTATCCCAACATTTGTGATGCTCCGCATAATCAAATCCTAAAACAGTTTCAAAGAAATATTTGAAAGAGCGCTTAGACATCTTCATGTCCATGTCAATGATGAGTTGCTTCATCTGTTCTTCTTGCTCACGCTTACTCATCAAATCACCCCCACTATTCTTTTGCTACCTATGACTCCTACCATTTTACCGACCATAGATTGGTCTGTTGAACTTTGCTTTTGACCACTCATCTCTTTAGCAGCCTTTGTATTTTCATCAATTATTTTACCTGACTCAGTAGGGTCGTTAGGGTCAGGTGCTCCGGGTAACTTTGCTTCTCCAGTTTCTTGACCAATTATGTTACCAGTTATTTTCGGGTCTTGTTGAGTAGTATTGGTAGTTGCTTCAGCAACTTGAGGCTTAGGAGAAGGTAATTCCTCACCAGTGTCTTTATTGTATAATCTAAGTTCAGGCTGACCTGCAACTCCTATCTTAGTTGGACTTGGTTGAACATCAGTTAATGGATTTCCTTGTTTATCATAATTAGTCTGATATGGGCTTTGGACTCCAATCATACCCAAAGCCTGTGATTGCTGTTCTTCGGCTCTCCTATCAGCGAATGGCCCGTAGTGTCCTAAAGTGGCCGCCTTACCTTGCGGGTCTTGACCCCAAGCCGACATAGTTGCTTTATCTCTCTCCCTTTGCTCTTGCTCAGGAGTTAATTTTGGTGCTGGTGTTGGAGGTGCTGTATAGTTTGTTAAGTCCTCTTGTTCTGTTCTTGTTGGAGAAGCAACAGCAACTTTTCTCGCAGCCCTCTTTGCCGCTGCTTCTCCAGCACCACGACTCGTTGCTCCTATCTGACCCGCTGTGGATTGGTAAGCACCCATAGCACCCATACCACCAGTAAAAGCATCTTGACCTGAAGCACCAGCGTTAGCAAGACTGACCAAAGCACCAATTCCACCAAACATATTTCCTAATACTTCTCTATTTCTTTGTGCTTCTTGTCCAGCCTTACCGGATTGCTCAAACACTTGTTGTTGTGCTTGTTGTTGAGCCATTCTTGTTCCGGGGGCTGCGCCTACTTCTGTTTGGGTCAAATCCATTCTTTGATTCAGCCCGGTAGCGCCGTAAATATCTCCCATTCTTTGAGTTTTTTTATCGTCAATCATTGGGGCTTGATATTGAAAATTACCTGATGAATCGGCTGGTGTTTGAGTCAATGCGCTCATTTGACCTTGACCACCTATAACGGGTGGGCCACCTTGATTATTTCCAGTAAAATCGTATTGTAACTCCATACCTCTTGGTGTGAGTATTTGCTGAAGCCCTTTACGGAGCACACCTATGTTAGTCATCAGACACCACCTATGCTTACTTTGACAACCTTGACAACATCTGTAGATACATTGAGTTTCTTAGCGATGCGCTCCCAATCTCCATGTGAATATGCAATTGAACGGACATCTACTGGAGTAAGGTCAATGCTCTTTGCGAGATGATTAACTCCGTGAAGGTCAGCGATATTGATTTGACGAGGAGGTGCGTGTTTCATAATTTTTGAATCCATACGAGCATCATCCATTTGCATTTGCTCCATCGCTTTCATGACTCTATCCATTGGAGACAAGTCTTGGTCTTGCCCCTTCATATATTGAGTAAGGAGTTGTTGTCGTGGGTCACCCATCATCTGTTGATACCTTTGCTCTTGAGGAGAAAGTTCCATACCCTGCCCTTGAGGAACTCTTGCGCCAGCAGCCTCCATAATTTGTCGCAAAGTAGCAGGGTCAGCACGACCAACATGTTGTCTTGCAGCGACCAACTCAGGGCTTTGCGGTCTGAAAGTGGGTGCTCCCCTCTGAGGAATTGGCGGAGGTAACGCCTCAGCAGTTGCTGGGGGAGCAGCAGCAACTGGTGGTTGTGGTTGTGGTTGTGGAGGAGGTCTTGGTGTAGCGGAGGTAACTGGTGGTTTAGTAGCAGCAGCAACCCCAGCCCTTTCAACTGGCGCTAATCCTACATCAGTAAAGAATGGGATATGGTCAGGTAGTCTCTCAATAATTTGCTCAGGGTAACCTACAACATTACGAGATGCTAATGAAGTAGAAGGTATTTCGTCAGGTAACTGACGGCGGGTTTGATGATTAAATGCTTCACTGAGTAAATCAGCCAAAGCCTGAGTGCCTTGTCTTCGCTGCTCTACAGTGTCGTAACTTTGTAGATTTAAGCCAAGTCCTTGAATTACACCAGCGTCAATATTACCATCAGCGTCTCTCGGCATATACGCTCTTAGAGCACTATCGTGTTCATCGTGAGCACCACTCAACATAGCCTTAGCATAAAACTTAGCAGCGTTTTTGTGAGTTCCTAATTTTTGAGTTGGTCTAAACCCATCTTCAGTTTCTAAGTGGTCACCTCCAATAGTATGACTGTTCATGTTTTCAAAAGTCATACTGTCGTCATCACCACCAAACGCTTGAAGGATATGCTCAAACGCTCTTTTTCCAACACCGGGTTTTGCCGCTGTGCCGCTGATAATACGACCAAACAACATGTTGAATGCTGGAGTTCTTGATAACTCACCAATCATGTTATCAGTCATTTGAGGACTACGAAGGACTGTTCTAAGATTCATCATGGTATATTGAGGACTACCAGTTGTGCCGGGTGTTGTGTTAATTGGAACTTCAACATCGGGTATCTTGTCAGGGTCAATAACTTTCATCGCTTCAGCGATATGAGCCTTAGCACTGTCAATAGAGTTCTTCGGGCCAGTTTGTTGCCGACCAGCCATCATGTGCATAAAGTCAGGAGTGTGATTCATAATCTCCCAAGACTGGATTCCAGTATGTGCTGCATCGTGAACTATACCTTTTGGAGCACCACGAATATGACTGTCGGGTAGAGTATACTCTCCTCGTGCATTCATACCGATGACATCTCCCCCTCTACCTCTGATACGGCGACCACGAGGGTGAAGGTCAGCGATGT